GCAATGGCCACACCCAGCTCCTCGACCCCAGCGGCCGGCCGTTCCGATTCGACTACGACGCGACCCAAGATCGCAAACGGCGCCGGCCGCCCCGGGTCCGGCTGCTCAGCGAGGACAAGCACCTCCCGGCCGGCGACCGCAAGAAGCTGGTGGCCACCACCCGGGACGCCATCCGGAATTTCGCGGTGGCGGCCTGGGCGTTGCGAAAGCACCTCGACTACGTGGCGACGTTCCATTTCCAGTGTCGTTCACCCGACGAAGCGGTCAACAAGCAGGTCGAAGAGTTCATCGGCGAATGGAGCCGGGCCGCCAATTTCGACGTCACGGGCCGCCACTCGCGGGCCCGCTTCCTGCGGATGACCGAGGCCCGGCGGACCGTCGACGGCGACGTGGGCACACTGAAGCTCAGCTCCGGCCGGGTCCAGGCCATCGAAGGCGACCGGATCCGCACGCCCAACACCGGGCAGGTCCCCAGCCAGATCAAGGCCGAGAACGTGACCCACGGCGTCTGGCACACGCCCAGCGGCCGGCCCAAGGGATACCTGCTGTGCAACCGCGGCAAGCTGGGCGACGGATTCACCTTCGATCGAGTGATTCCCGCCCGCCACATGCTCTTGCACGGCTACTTCGACCGCTTCGACCAGGTCCGCGGCGTCTCCCTGTGGGCCCCCGCGCTGAACGGGATCAACGATCTCGGCGAGACGATGGAATATGCGGCGATCAAGGCCAAGGTCAGCCAACTCTTCGGCATGGCCGTCAAACAGGACCCGGCCATGGACGAGAGCCCAGGCGACATCACGGCCACCACCGACGCCGACGATCACCTCGACAAGTCGGAGACGGAGATCGACTTCGGCCGCGGGCCGGTGATGTTCGATCTGAATCCGGGCGAATCGATCGACGTTGTCGAGAGCAAGACGCCGGCGGCGGAACTGCTGGCGTTCCTGGCCCTCGTGATCCAAGTCACGCTCAAGGCGGTCGATATCCCCTATTCGTTTTTTGCGGAGAACTATACCAACTACAGCGGCCACCGCGGCGCCTGGTTGCTTTACGACCAGTCGGCCGAGTCCAAGCGCAACGACAACCGGGAGCACCTCACCCACTTGACCGCCTGGCGCCTGATGCTGGGTATCCTCGACGACAAGGTCAAGCTGCCCAAGAGCCTGGCCATCCGGGACCTCAAGTTCGAGTGGATCGGCCAGGGCATCCCTTGGATCCAGCCGCTACAAGAGATCAAGGCGGACGAGCTGGCCGTGAAGACGCGGCTCACCAGCCGTACCCGCGTGCTGAGGCGCCAGGGGCTCGACTTCCGCGAGGTGGCCGACGAGCTGGCCGCCGAGGAGGCCTATCTCCGGGAAAAGGGCCTCTTGGTCGAAGCGGCCGCCGCGGCAACCCCCAACGCTGAATGACGAATGATGAATGATGAATCCAAAAAGGTGCCCGCGGCGGCTTGTCGGTTTGCCGGCAACCGCTTTGAGTTTGCCGACGCCGGCGACGACGATGCTAATGCCGCCCCGGTCCGCGTGCTGGCCCGTTCCGGCAAACCGATCGATCACTGGTACTGGGGCCGCGTCGTCCACGACCTTGCCGGCATCCAACGCAAGGAGACGGTCCCGCTTGATTGGTGCCACGACGATGACCAGGTGATCGGCTTCCTGGACGAATTCGACGTTTCCAATGGGGACCTGGAGTGCGGCGGCACGCTGATCCCCTACCAAGAAGGCGACCGGGCCAACGAGATCCTATTCAAGGGTCGCGCGGGCGTGCCCTATGAGGCCTCGATCTTCTGGGGCGGCGCGGGGATCAAGATCGAGGAGTTGGGCACCGACGCCACCGCCGAGGTCAACGGCTACACGCTGGAAGGCCCGGCGACGATCATCCGCGAGTGGCCGCTGCGGGGCGTGGCCATCTGTCCTTACGGCGCCGACCAAAACACGCAATCCGAGTTTTCCTCGCAGGAAGAGGTCTCGGTGACAGTTCTTTCCACCACGAAACTAGAGGAGACTCAGATGCCTGATTCTCAAGACGTAGCCGCGGCCGCGGCCGCTATCGAACCGCTCGACGAGGCCGGCCTGGTCAAGCGGCTTTCCAGCGGCTTCGCCCGCTTGCTCGGCTTCAGCGAGGCCGACGAGAAGCAACCCACCACGGAGGACACCGAGGGCGCGGAGGAAGAGGCCACTGCGGGCGAAGACGCCAAGGCCTTTGCCGGCAAGGTGACCCAATTCAAGGCGGCATTCGGGCCCAAGGGGCTCGACTACCTGGCCGACGGCAAGACCTTCGAGGAGGCCCAGCAGCTCCACGCCGCGGCCGAGAAGGCCGAGACGGAAAAGCGGCTGGCCGAGCTGACGGCGGAACGGGACGAGCTGAAGACCAAACTCGCCCAGATCGACCGTGGCGAAGCCGAGCCGGCCGACTTCCAGGCCGAAGACGACGACCCGATCGCCCGGGCCGCCGGCCGTAACGCCGCCAACCTGGGCGAGAAGCAGGCCCGCAAGGCCGCGCTGATGAGCCAGTACATGCCCGCAGCCAAGAAGACAGGATCGTAACCACCCAGGGGCGTGCGACTGGATCGCACGGCGCCCATTTTTCTGCACACTCGCAGCAAAGGAGCTCTACACCATGGCCATGCCCACCCTGATGGATATCGCCACCCGAAACGCGGCCGACCTCACGATCGAGCTGCTCGACGAGGCCGTCCAGTACGCGCCCGAAGTGGATCTCGGACCGGCCCGCACCATTCGCGGCCGCCAATACAAGACGCTGGTCCGCACGGCCAACCCCACGGTTTCCTTCCGCGACGCCAACGAGGGGAGCGCGATCAGCAAAGGGACCTATGAGAACCGGCTCGTAGAGACCTTCATTTTCAACCCGCAATGGGAAGCCGACAAAGCGGTGGCCCAATCCAGCGAAGACGGCGCGGACGCCTACCTGGCCGACGAGGCCCAGGCGATCGTCAACGCCTCGCTATTCCACCTCGGCAAGGTCTTCTACTACGGCAAAGACGCCACCTTCGGCGACGCCAAAGGCTTCCCCGGCCTGCTGGCCAGCTACGACTCCACGAACATGGAAGTATCGGCAGGTGGAACGACGGACTCGATCAATTCGAGTGTGTGGGCCGTCGTCTGGGGACCGCAACACTGCCGCTGGGTCTGGGGCCTCGACGGCAGCCTCGACCTGAGCGACGTCACCGAGGTCCGCTTGATCGACGGATCGAGCAACCCTTACACCGGGCTCCGTCAGGAGCTGTTGGCCTACGCCGGGATGCAAATCCGCAGCAAATACAGTTGCGCGCGGATCAAGCTGATCAACTCGACCGATTCGGGCAAGAATCTCAGCGACGCGCTGATGTACCAGCTCTTGGGCAAGTTCCCCGCCGGTATCGAGCCCGACGTGCTGTTGATGACCCGCCGCAGCCTCGAAGGGCTCCGAGCCAGCCGAACCGCCACGAATCCGACCGGCGCTCCGGCCCCCTATCCCGAGTACATCCAGGGCGTCACCAAACGGATTCCGATCCAGATCACCGAGGCCATCACGAACACCGAAACTCTCACGCTCTAAGTGCTGAGATCCCCATCCACTCCGAACGAAACAGGAGAATATTCCCATGACGGATAACTACCAGATCCGTGATGCCACCCTGATCAAGACCAAGGCCCTGCCCAACGGGGCCGCCGCCGTCAACAGCGACGGCCTCGACGTCGGGCTCCGCGGTGCTCGCGGCGCGCTGCTGGAAGACTGTGAGCTGGAGATCGTCGCCCCGATTCTGACGACCACCGAGCTGCCAGACACCAAGACCATGACCTACAAGGTCGTCTGCGACGCCGACGTCGCCTTCGGCAGCCCCAAAACGCTGGGCGATGGCGTCCTGGTCCAGCTCGGGGCCGGCGGAACCGGCGCCGCGGCGGCCACCGCCCGCTTCCGGCTGCCCACCGACTGCGAACAGTACGTCCGCGTGACCGCGACCAACTCGGGCACGGGCAACGCCTCCGGTAAGTCGATGACCGTCGCCCTGAAGTTCTGACCCCTCGTCTCTGACCCCTGGCCCATGCCATGTCCCGCTTGGCCGGACCGATCGCCCGCCTGGTCGCGACCCTGAAAGCGGCCGCCGGCGTGGCGGTGACCTACCGCCGCGGCGCCGACACCGTGGCCGTGACGGCGATCAAGACGGCCATCGACCGGGAGCTGGTCGCCGGCGACGGGGGCGTGATCGAGGCCCGGCGGATCGACTGGATCGTCCAGGCCGACGAGCTGACGCTGGCCGGCGCGGTGACCGAGCCGGCCGAAGGCGACCTGATCGACGAGGTGATCGGAGAGAAGACCTATCAATACGAGGTGATGCCCGCGGGCACCGAAAGCCACTACCGGCCCATCAACCCCTCGGCCACCGCCTGGAGAGTCCACAGCAAACTGATCCAAGTCACCTGACC